CTTTGTCGTCTACGCACAATCTTCTTAGGCTCTCTTGTAAAGACATCAAATTCTCTTTTAGCCTGTACAACTTTTTGTTCTTTGCCTTGTGTAAGAAGCCTACCTTCTCCTGCACCTAATAGCAAATATTGTAATGCATCATGTACATGAGAGTAGTGATTCTTGTCAGGTTTGTCTGCATATCTTTCTCCTGATACCTGCATACGCTTGTATTGATACCCACCTTCAAATCCTTTAACCAAATGTTTACAGCGGAAATCAATTAATATCCCACTTATTCCTTCAATCATTCTATTCAAAGGCGCACGTACACTTTCTAAACGTAGAGATACATCATTACTTGGTGCTGGCTGTGCATAAATACCAGCTCCTCTCATAATCTGAAAGGGTGTACTCTCATCTGTCTGCGCTCTAAAGTCACCAGCAGGATCTCCATAGATTCTAGCAAGAGGTAAATTACCAAACTTCCCTTGCATTTCCTGTCTTAGGACTTCTGAAAATCTAACCATACCCATATCCTGTGCAACAATCTCATGCAAGATTAACCATCTGCCTCTTATCTGTTGTGCAAATACACAGGCAGGAGTTAATCCAAAGTCAATACCTATATAGTAAGGCACTCCTTCTGCTGGTATAATACCATCTTTTGCTACATGAACCTCTCTTGAAAAATCTTTATAGATAGCTTTACCATCTTCAATGCTACCAAGTTTGTTCATAACGTATACATCAATCCATGATTTTGTCTTACCACGTATAATGTTATGGTAGTAATCAGAGGTTAAGTTCTTTATGTTCTCTGCTTTAGTACTAATCGTGTAGTCAGAAATCTCTCCATCTCCGTTTCTTTTTTCTTCCATGCCTGCTGGCTGTGTAAAAAATTTCCAGTTATCAGGCTTTACTAACATCAAGGTTTCTTCTCTAGTAAAATGTTCTGGTGCTGGAGCATCTCCAGACATAACACTCCACCAATGATCTTCGTCTGGTGCATTTGTATCTGCTATAACTCCATACCATGTAGGGCCACCATCTTTCATAGAAGGATATCTTCCAACTCGCATAGTGCCTGCATCTATAATGGGTTTGGCTATCTCTCTACTTTCATTAAAGAATATGAATGTCAGCTCTAAGGACAAGAGTTTCTTTACATCATCTGGTCTATCTAAGGCTAGGAAGATGACTTCCAAGTCTATATCGCCACGTTTAATTCTGTGTGTATAAGGAGGAGACCAGTTCATTTTACCCCAGTCTGCTTCAGGAAACCAATCTAACCATGTCTTAATTGTTGTTGTTCGGAGTTGAGGATTCGTATTTCTTACAACAGCAACTCTTGTTTTACGAATACCATGTGCATCTTTCTCTTGTTGCAAGGCTCTTCGTAATATTTCCACACAACAGGCAACAGATTTACCAGAACCTACTGGGCCTCGTATTCCTCTAAAGAATGTATTGTCCGATAAAAATTTTTTTAGGACAGTACCTTGAGGTTTATAAGCAAACTCGGTCAAACTAACCCTACATCCGTATACTGTTTAATAAGATTGCCTGCAACTTCAGGCCCCATTGCATCTATAAACTTGTCTATCTCATAAGGGGTAAGATACCCAGTAGGATAATGTTTAAGCTGTACGTTAGCAACAATTTTTCTCAGCCTGCTTAAGTCAAGTACACTCAGTTGATTAGTAAAACTCACCTTTTAACTCTTTTATTAGTTGGATTTCTATGTGGAGCAAGTACCATTTTATTTTTAACGAAGTTAACGCCACTTCCTTTTCTTGGTATTCGGCTATGGGGATTAACTTTCTTAACAGGTTTAGCTGGGCTAGGTTTGTAAGATGTGTTATTCCCTGAGACATGCTTACGTTTCGCCACACTTCTGTTCCCAATAATATTAGGAGATAGAGAAGATTTCCTTGAGGCGTCTGTAGTTAAAGGAGTAGTAGAACGTATCTGTATAGGAGTTGCCCTAAGACCTCCTTGCGCTTTCCCTCTACTACGCTCCATTTGTTCTTCCTTTTTCTTCTGTTCTTTATTCCTTTTATTTAGTTTCCTAATTACTGATGCAGATAAAGCCATGGTGCTTCTCCTTTTTTACGTTATTTCTTCTTCTTTTTTTTCTTTACAATGGCAGGGATAAAATTTACTCCAGATGGAAGAAGTTTCTCTCGCACTAAAGGTTTAGCTGGTTCCCCATACTTAGAGGCAATAGGTCGATCGGACATAGAGTTTTCTATATCTGCTAAACTCTCCGCAGTCTTTACCCTAGTTAATCTCTTAAGATGCTCTGCCATTGTGTCATCAGGAAATGCACTACTTGTTCTATTAGATCTATCTCTAGCTTCTTTTAATTTCTTTATACTCCACGACATTATTCACTCTCCTAATTATTTATTACTAACCTTTTCATTTATACCTCCGTACTCCTACGCACAAAAAAAACTATTTGGATCTAAATAATGCTTGAGCTAGACCAGTCACATAGAGGGGGAAGAGAAGTTTTAAACCCCCCTTCCTCTCCTTCACCATGGAGGATATTAATTCCCACTGAGGTCTATTTTAACTGTGATGTCGTTACCTAGCTTACTATTCTCCTCCTCTACCACCCTTAGTCCTGCTCTATCCATAATGTCTTTGCTTGCCTCTAGCTTAACGTACTCAGACTTAGCGTCTTGTGATAAACTGCTAACAGTAGCTAGAGCTCTAACTGCATCAACACTTAAGCTACTGATTGTTCTATCATATAATGCCTGTAACACATTGCTGTTCCTACATAACCTACTAGCTTCTACATGTGCTGACTTAGGGCTATAACCAGCATCAATAGCTGATTGAGTCCTTGAACAATTAGATGCTAACATGTTATCAACAAACTTACTCTGTTTGTCCGTAAGGACATAATCTGTATGTGGCTTAGTTGTCTTAAGAGCATTCGTCATTACTATACTTCCTTATGTTCAATTAACAGGTGTACCTAACTACTACCAAGCCACATTCCATTCGTCAAGTATCTGCATGCAGATAACGTGATTATAGCAGAAGATAAGGAGTGAGCGAAGACGCTCACGCATATTTAATTGGTAATTCTATGGTCGTATGGTCTATCACCCTAAATCTCTGCTTAGCCTAAAAAGTGTGGATAACGTGATTAGTATCCCCATGCTAGTCCGCTGTTCTGCATTAAAGTCTGTATTCTTGTATTTGTTCTTGAACAGTACCAATGCTTTGAAGCTAGGAAACTCTACCATGAATAGATTCCGCTAGGGGTTAGTGCTTCTATGGAAAATACTATCTTGTCTTTAAGAAAAGCAATTCTGTATCCAGCTTGCTTCATATGAAGGTTGTCTATGCTGAGTGCCATCATCATTTGGTGTGTTTAGCGTAAGCCTTATAAGTTAATATCCTAGCCTATCAGAAGTGTCGCTATGCTAATCTTATTCGCTGTCGTGTGTATCTTTAACCAAGAATAGTACCCTTTAAGAAATCCCGAGAACATTATAGTTGCTGTCATCAAGTTATTGATTATCTCTTTCGTTCTCCCACAAGAGCTGGGTTACGCCGAGTGGCGTAAGAAGTATATAACTATAAGGATTTTATTACGTAGTCTGCATCTTCTGTAAAGTCTTGGTCAAAGCTGGAGTATTTGTTTTACTACGCTTTATAAGCATGGTGTGTCTCCTCTTTAGGATATGGCAAAACACAGACCAAGAAAATCCTATCCTAAAGCAGTTTTATACACAAGAACTATTTTCCCCTTGCCCAAGAAAGAGGGGCAATTCCATCGCGCAAGCAAAATAGCAGGCAGTAGTCACGGAGTACAGGTGCCTACTGTTCTTGTGTAGAAATTCTGCTTTAGGATTGTATGTTCTTGGGCGTTTTGCCCATAACCTAAAGAGGAGAAACACCATGGCTTATAAAGCTACTAAAACTAAAGACTCCAGCTTCGAGCAAGACTTTGCAGAATCTGTAGACCACGTAATAAAATCTCATAGTTATATCCCAGTGGGAGAGACGAAAGAGATAATCAATAAGACAGCAACTAGAATGTTGTCGGAATTAGGGTACGATTCTTGGTTAAAGATACAAGCGAATAAGAAAATCATATCTGAAACTTCTGATAAGCTAGGATATGAAGCTTATAAGGCTAAGCAAAACGGTACACCAAATGATGATGACCCTAAGATAGAGAACCTTCAAAGATATATGAAGCAAGCTGAATCCAGAATGGCTTTAGCCAAGATAGTATTTGAAGCACTAACCCCGAGCTTCATTGCTATTCATGGTAGAGTTCCCGAGCTTCAAGATTGGGTAACTGTTCAAGAACAAAGAAAAGAATACAGACGCAGAACAGCTTAAGTAACTAGATGGGGATAGCAATCACGTTATCCCCATTTTTTTGCTAAGCACCACGTTGTTGAGATTTCCTGTGATAGACCATAAGACCATAGGATTACGTGGTGACTACTGAGATAACAGTCAATGGATAACAAATGCCAGAGCCTGTTGGAAGTAGTGCCCCATCCCACTATGCAGAGTTGAACATCCTTGTCGCTGTGATGCAAGGAGGGGTGGGGGAGGAGAGTAGGGTTTCGGCTGGTCAAAATGTAATGCGCCCCCAGTCAAAACTCTACTGACAAAAATTTAGTATGTCTATCAGGTCGGCCAGACTCACCATATAATTACAGAGGCTACAAGAAAAGGGAGTCATAAATTATATGATGGAATATCCTGTTAACTAAAGCTCTACTGCGTGAGTTAATATCTTTAGAGACATACTAAATATTTATTACTTGTAATCATTGCAATCATGCAGTACAATTATAAATAGGGAGGACTAACATGCTAAACAAAGACACTATGGAATGGGTACTAAGAGTCGTTGGTATCTGTGAAGTATTTATGAGTGGTGTTAACTTGATATCCTTTGGGAGTATAGGGTTATCACTAGTAATATTAACAATGGGTATACTATGTATAGTATCAGCTGAAAGGATAGCAAAACATGGGTAAAATAAGTAACTTAGAACCAATACTAAATGCATTAAGCATTGTTAGAACTAACATTAATCCGGGAAGAGGTTGGTCAAAATGGAAAGTTCGTTATCCAGCTATTGAAGAAGCATACTTTAATTTAGAATATGCTATACAAAAATTAAAGGAGAATAAAGATGGGTAGAATGAGTGACTTAGATATCGAAAGACAAGCAGAAGAAGACCAGTATGACTGTGATGTAGACCAAGCGCAAGTAATAGCAGAGGACAAACAAAGCAGCTCTGTCTTATCTCTTGATATCAAACAAATAATAATAGATGAGCATAATAGAATGATGGCAAACGCCAGAAGAATGGACAAACAAATGGAGGAAGAAGATGCAAAACAAACATGAAGCTAAGTGGCATATGGAGATAGAGATAAGTAAACAAGTAAATAAAATTACTAGGTATGAGTTATATCTGGCATCACCTAGCGCACTAAAGAAAAAGATTGCCGCATTAAAATCTGAGTGTAGAGCAGAGAGAGATGTGTATAAAGAGTACGTAACTAAGCATAAGTTAACAAGAGAATTTAATATACCATATATAAAGGGGGAGTAATGACAGTTAAAGTACAAGATGTAATAGACACTATCATTGAAGAGCTTGAAGTTCTTGATGAATCTATAAAGCAGGGCAAGCCTAAGTCTGAATGGGTTATGCCCTTCAAGTTAGGGTCTGCGTTTCCAAAGAATTATTTAACAGACACCTACTATAAAGGCTTCAATATTTTTATGTTATATAGAATAGCAAAAGCCAAAGGGTATACTGCTCCATCATGGGGTGGTTGGAATCAATGGGTTAACAACAGAAAGAAGATTCGATTCGACCAAAGAAAAAATGGAACGCAGATACTAGTACCTATATTTAAAAAGA